AAAAATATATTAAAGAGAACAAAATAACAATCACCGCAGTAGAACTCGCAGAAAACCGAAAAAAACAAATGATAGGGAGTGAAAGTGAATGAGTAAAACAACAGTTAAAATAAATCAAATTAATCAATTACTAGATAACGTAGCAGGTCTTGACGGGTATTTAGTTAATTATGCTTTAGACAGTATTATTAAACAACTTGAAATATTAAATTTTACTATTGAGTTATTGGAGGGTGAAAGTGATGAATAGAGAAGAGAAGATTGAAATATTAAATTTAATTATCGATAACATAGATGGTTCATTTTTCGAATGGATTGTTGAGAAAAAATATTTAGAAGCTAAAAACATAGATACAGAAAACATAATAAATTCCGATGAAATGTATGTTGATTTATGTTGGGAATTTCACGATATTGTTGGGAAAGCATTGGAGTTATATTTAAGAAAACTCGAAAAGGGGGAAATAAGTTAATGCTTAACA